ACCCGCGTCTGCAACTTCTACCGCTGCTTCTGCTTTCTTTGCCATGGCCATGACTCCTTAATAATATGAAATTCGTTTTCGGTAAGCTTCTTCTTCAACCTCGTCAGAATGAAGGGATATAAAGTTACCCTGTCTGAATCTTAATATAGCTTGCGTCATGGAGTCTACATAATCATCGTGCTCTCCGAAAGGGAAAGCTGCACACTCCTCAATGACTTCATCCGCAAAAATAAAGTCAGGAGCCCACACAAGTCCAGACTCAAAAACAGGACTCGCAGAATGTACGCGAGTCATCTTGTCATTACCTCGGCTAGGCCGATAGTTAACAACAGGTATGCCCATCATCCGAAGCTCTTGCGTTAGTGGTGTACCACTCGCTTGGGACTCAATTAACACCATATCGGGCTTATATTCCTGATATGTGTTGTACGCAACAGACTTTAGCTCAGGAAAGTCCCATCGACCACGCTCTGCATTCAACAGCATAATCGCGTCAGCTAGGCCATCACCTGGATTAAACACCCCCCAAGTCGTAATCGCGCTGTAATCCGCTGTCTCCTTCTTGGAAAACGCCGTGTCGTAGGACTGAATGATGTAATGACAGGCAGGAGGCTCACTCTTGGTCCAAGTATTCCACCATTCGCGCTTAATGATAGCGCCTTCTTCAGAGGTGGGGTTCTGCTGATACTGGGCATTCCACTTCATTACAGGGATGGAAGCCTTAACAGACTCTAATTCTTCCTTCTTCCAGAACTCAGGCCACAATACATTGCCCGTATCCTCAAAAATGGCAGGTAATTCGATCACCTCCCAGTTATCTGCGTGTTCTTCAGCCTGCCTGCCCAGCAATTTGCCTGTCAAATCGATGGTAGACCACCGGGTCATGACAATAACAATGGCCCCTCCAGGCTGAAGACGCTGCCTGGGACCAGAGGTATACCATTCATAGGCTCCCTCCATGGCATTTAGCGATAATGCGTCCTGCTCAGAATGGGGGTCATCGATAATTAATAAATCTGCACCCCGCCCCGTGATGGCACCACCCACACCTGCTGCAAAATATTCCCCCCCCTGGGCTGTTTGCCACCTTCCGGCTGATTTTGAGTCTGCCGCCAAAGAAACATTACTAAACATCCTCTTATATTCGTCAGTGTCCATAAGGTTCCTGACCTTTCTACCGAACCTAACCGACAAGTCTGCAGTGTGAGTGGTCTGCATTATCTTCATATCAGGCTTGAGGCCCATAATCCACGATGGGAAGTACACAGAGGCGAATTCGGATTTGGTATGCCTAGGTGGCATGTTGACGATTAAACGCTTACATTTGCCCTGAGCGACCTCTGTGAGCTTGTCTGCGATAAGTCGGTGGTGTTCACCCTCAATAAACCCATCCCAGATGTATCTGACGTAATCCATGAAGGATTCTTGGCACTTGCCCTGGGACTCCAGCATCGCAAGCCTATCCCTGAGCAATAGGATCTCTTTCATGTCCGATTCGGGAATATGGGACAAAGTACTCAGAATGGTTTACCGACAGGATTGTATGCGTGAAATGATATTACACAACAAACCCACAAGATAAAACACAAAAGGGGGGGTACCCCCTCTCTTAATATAAAGATCTCAAAAATCAAGACCTGACCCCTAGGGTACCTTGGAAAAAATCACAAGGCATTGTGTGCCTGTGGAATACCCAAATCAAGAGATAAGACATGTTAATCAATGAGATGGTTTTTGTTTTAACTAACAGATTGAATGATCGATATAGGTTTGCACACTGGTAACTTTCATGAGACAATGATCTCACATCAAATGAAAAGGAAAAGTAACATGACATTATTAGCATTGTATCCTTCGAAGAAAAACATGAAGGAGAACATAGGTCAAAAATTCAAGTATGAAGAAACTTCTATGTTCGGCCCAGAGTATCGCCCGAATGGTGATATGACTGTGTGCAATAGGCCTCACATGACAGGACTAGGTCGAGAGTGGTTTGGTCAAGTCACTTTGAAAGATGACATTATTGTCAAAGTAAAATAAATCAATCGGGGGGCATTGCCCCCCATTTTTTTGGGAGAATGTAATGTATATATATCAAGGTAAAGAATACGAAACACTATGCGACATATGGGACGCGGCACAATTGGCCGCCGAACTAAAAGTTAAATCAGACAATAGCTATAACGGATGGACTAACCGCGAAACGTGGTTGGTTAACATTTGGTTTATGGACAACCTATATTTGGAGTTAAAAGATATCGATTCACAAAGTGATCGCGCTCACTACATAAAAGACTATGTCGAAGAGCACGTATATAATTCAGATATACCTGATAGCTTCATTAATGACCTGATCGATATATCGCAGGTCAATTGGCACGAACTGGCCGATCAGTCATGAGGTTAAATAAAGAGCAGGCCATATCACTAGCCAGAAAATGGGAGCAGGACAATCAAGGCATGACCTATTTACAATTCCGACGGACAGTATCGCCGGCCATAGGTTTAGATTGTGCCATGGTCCTATGGTCCGGCGTATGGCTGGGCATTGAGCTGGACGGGTATGCGCATAGCTAACCGGCCGCGCCTACCCCAGGGGAGCATTCGCTCCCTTTTTTTGCCTAAAAATTTTTCCCAAAAAATAATAAGCCAAAGGCCGCAAGTAATAAAAGCCAAAGGCCGCAAGCTTTTCGCTTGCACTCCTAATAAAAAAGCCAAAGGCCGCAAGCTATAAAAAAGATCAAGGCCGCAAGCTACGCTTGCATTTTTTTGCCGGTCCCAACACGCAGGAAAAGAAAACGGGAAGGTATATAGATCGTTCGAGGGTGGGAAAGGTATTAAACCCAACAAAATACCCAACAATTTATGTTTTTATTTATGTTAATTATAATGTATACTACGTTACGACAAAGCAATAAAACATTAATACCTTAATGGGAGTTTATAAACATGAAAGTATCGGAAGCAAGGAAGTTAATAGGTGGGTTATCTAATGCATCGAAGATGCCAAGCAAATCTTATGGACTACCAGCACAAGCTTGTAATGTTGGCGGCAAACTTAGAAAGGTTAAAGGTTCAACATGCGAAAAATGTTACGCCTATGATCGCGGCATGTATGTAATGCCAGTAGTTAAAACGGCACAAGCCAGAAGGCTAGCGACAATCAAAGATAAAAACTGGTCTGCCAACATGGCACGTTCAATAAATAAGGATAAGCTTTTTAGATGGCACGATAGCGGCGACATACAAAGCACCGAACACTATGAAAAGATTATTGAAGTCGCCAAGCTTACGCCAGATTGCAATCATTGGTTGCCAACACGCGAGGCGCAAGTAGTCGCAAGTTATAAAGGCAAACTACCAATCAATCTAATTGTGAGAGTATCGGCACCCATGGTAGATGGGCCAGCACCTAAGCGATTTGCTCACACTTCAACAGTACACGCCAACACCATACCCGTAAATTCTCACGTATGCCCAGCACCTAAGCAAGATAATGAATGCAAAGATTGCCGCGCATGCTGGGATAAATCCATACCAAACATTAGCTACCACGCACACTAGGGGAATCACCATGGATAACAATCACATTCTAATAATAGAATATGTAAAGCACGACAGAAGATGTGCTGAACTTTCAATAGAAAATTATCGTGCTGAAATCAAAGAGGGCTCAGTACTATTTGAATACAAGATGTCGAAATCCGTTGAGAGATTCGATGGTGGGACAACTTTAGGTCGCAAGGTCGCCATTGATTACATGGAAAATAACTTTGGATATGTGCTGCTATTTGTCGAAGAGGCGCTGACAAGATGGTTTGATTCCAAAGATGAAAGCCGCAAGCATTACTCTGATAAATTTCACCCGCTCGATCTGCCTGATTCAATTCAGATAGGCCCGTTGACCAACCTTGACAACGTCCTATTTGGATTTTCTTTCTGGAAGCAAAAGGAAACGTCATGAGCCACACCTGCATCAATTGCGGCCAGCAAAACTGGCTAGGCGAATGCTGCCCAGAATGCGCGGCACGAACATGTGACCGCTGCGATATCACAATCCCTATGGATGAAGAGAACACGCCAGACATTGTGTTTCCTGATTCGGGTCATGAAGAATTTTCTGACGGCGCTTACAACGTCTGCGACGAATGCTTAACCGTTAAAGAAATAGAACAACAAATCCTACTAAACAAAAAGGAAATGTCATGAGAACCCAAGCGCAATGGATCAAAGATTCTATAGCCAACACACGCCTCGCATCGGAGGTGTGCGCTGGCATAGAGGTAAGATCAATAACTCACAACAATTCCAGTTCAAATAACACTCACCATTTCAAGGCACACATCTATGTCGATGGCACCAAGGTCATGCGCGTAGAGAACGATGGCCGTGGTGACAACAACTACTACACCCAACCAAAAGAAGAAGGTCGCAAGCTATACCGCAAGGCTATCGACATTGCAGAGAACTACTGCAAGACAGAGCGATGGCATGAGTACGAAGAGATCCGATCAAAAGAAGATTCAGACTTTTCTTTTTACAAAGAGATGGACCTTGAATTTGCTTACCTTGACATAGCAATAGGCTCACTGATCAATGAACAACTAACCCTAAAAGAAATGGGCAAAGCTTTACGCAATCGAATTCACATCATCGATAGAGATGCTAACGGAGGCAAAGGTTTACTCTATGCAACAGACAAACGTGCGACTGAACTCCAGGTTGCCAATGCAAAGAGAGCTATCAAAGAAATCGGCAAGCACTTTGATTACATATTGATCAATGATTTTGATGAGGAAACTCAGCTAAAACTATGGCTCACAATAAACTAATCAATGATTAAAGGAGCAAGCCTAATGATAATAAAAGAAACGCGAGGTGGGCTAAGGTGGAACTCATCCACCATTCACAAGTCAATGAAGAAAAAAGACTATAGCTGTCACTGGTGTGGTGAATCATTCACTAGCACGATCACAAAGTATTCCAGCAAGGAAAGATATTGTGGTCAGCATCATCGCAACAGAATGTTTCTGTTAAGAAAGTCTATCGCTGAGAAGTCCAGAGTCACAAAGAAAGACCGCAAGCGCCATTCATTCAGACCGGAGGTGTGGAGGGCATAGCGCCCTCATCCTCATTGATTGTATGCCTCACTGTACTTGATCATTACATCATCCTCGATATGAAGCAGCTTACCGTCTTCCGTAATTTGCCTGTCCATCCACTCAATATCTTTCATTAGCTTGACCTCCATGGGATGCCCTATTTTTCTTTCATAGCTTGCTGCAGACCTCACTGCCATCTTATGAGAAAGGTAATAGCCATCAATCAACTTTGTCTCAGTGTCCTCAATAATAAAAATTTCTCGATCACTCATCTTTATCTCCTCCTTACGCTCATCTCTTGGCAGGTAAACTTCTACATGGCTATCACAATCAGGGCAACTTAAATTAGTAACCATTGAGAATTCCTCAAACTCATCCTCTAAATCATGATCACTGCCCCATATTAACTCAGCTTTACAATGCCAGCAGTTCATTTCTCTACTCCTTCATCTTCATCCTCATCTTCCTCATCTTCCTCATCCTCATCCTCCCAACCCTCATCATCAATGTCCTCGTTCTGCTCCCACTCAGCCTCCTCTTGCCAACGTGGGTCAATGTCATCCTCCTCCTCCTCATCATCCACATCCTCATACTCAGCCTCCTCAACCTCCTCCTCCTCTAAATCCTCCTTCACCACCACTGTCTCTGTCCTCACCAACTCATGCTTATCAATTAGATTTCTGAGCCTTGCCTCTACCTCACCTCTATCCATCTGGTCAATAGTCCCCGTTTTGATTTCCTTCTTATCGATCATCAGCCCTGCAAGCTTGGCTCTACCCATCTCAGCCTGAACTGCAGGACCATACGCACCATCCTCTAGGGCTGCGTCACGGATCATTTGCAGATCCCTTGATACATTGTCGAAGGTGATCCCATACTTCAACTGCTTGGACTCTGTGAGTTCTGAGATACGATTCTGAACATGGTTGAACTGAACACCATGAAGTAGCGTTGATGCAACGACAGATGGATTCTTATATCCAGCCCGAAGAGCGCACTCCTTCTTGGTCAGATCATGGTAGACAAATAACTGAGCGAACTTCTCTTGCTTTGGGCTCAACTGTTTTGGCCTGGACAAACCTCTCTTTGCAAACTCCTCTGGATGCATCAGCATATTTTGATTTTTCTTCTCACTCATATCGCTCATTTAAAATCTCCTAATTTAACTTTCGCTTTCTTTTTTTTCCTCCCACCCTAAAGGAGGTGTGGTAGAGATTATGTATATATATATCTCTCCCTTTAGGGATGCCCCTACTGCCCCTATGCCCCTACCCGTTTTTACTGGGCTGTAGAAGGGGGGGCAACGATGTTAAGGCGGGGCAACGCTGCCCCTACTGCCCCTACCCCTAAACCCTTGATATCGTTGAACTTTATTTTTCAAAAGGGGGGTAGGGGCAAAAAGTTTTTCGTCCCCGATTGCCCCTACCTCTTGCCTCGAAATCACTTTAACTTTCCTCCGTAAGATAAATCCGCGACACTCTGATCCTCATAAAAAGCTACGCAGATTGTGTTGAATTTTTCGTACCAAACCTCCTGTCGTATGCTCTCCTCGACGGCCATGCACTGCTTCATATCATCATACGATGAGTGCTCTAACCACGTTCCCCATCCTGTCATTAGGTACATTGTCACCACGCTTGCGATCATACCCTCACCCATCTATCACCCATCCTACTATCTCCTTCATCATTACTCTGGACATCACCTGTTATAGTTGTGCTAAGATAATCTCGATCCTTGTACTCCGTTAGGCTGTACTCTCCAGCCTGGGATCTTGCTTTGAGGGGGATGTTTTAATTCCTTTTTTCATCCCTCTCAGGGCATCTTTATCCCACCCTCTCATGGGTTGTGAGGAGGAATCACAGGCACATGCTTGAAGACCCAAGGCTTACACGGCCTCATGTATTCCGCAACCATTGACTGCCTCTCTATCACTGCCTTCTTAGCATCCAAGTCACTGTTCCTTGCACAGATCAGGCACGGCGCTTGATAACTCTTGGCCCTACCGCTGAACGCTTCAGGCTCTGTTGTCTTACACTTAGGACACGTTCTTACTATCTTAACCAACTTACCCATCGTTCATTATTCCCTGTTCTATTAGCTCTACAATACGCTCAAGCGAATTAGCTATACTCTCTGTTGCTTCAAGCAGCCTGATACTTTCCTCACGCTGGCCATCAAAGTCGTAGTCCACATCCATTTCACTCATTGGTTTCGTTCCTTTGATACAACCTTCTTCAACTCATCGAGATACCACTGGGCCTTCTTAAGATCTTCAAGTTGATTAGTTGTTTGCTTGCTCTCGTATCGCCACAGGTACTTGATGTTGTTACCTTTCAGGTATCCTTTGAATGCCTCCGCGCTCATGCTTGCACGTATGGCTTCGATGCACTCGACATCGCCCTCCTTGTAATGACTTGGGTTTACCGCATCATACCCAGACATGTTTCTTTCTCCCGCCATCATACTTAATTGCCAGACCTTCGTTGATCAGTGTTGCTGAGATGTTGATGCCATCCAGGGTATACAGGTTGATCAACAATCGCCCGTACTTATCCAGCTTACCCCCATCCAGGCTCTCGATGTACACCTCCTTACCACAGAGCACCTTCATCCTCGCCTTACCCTCAAGGCCCATCTCTTTCTCCCTGATCCGCTCAGGCTGTCGCCGTGTATTGATCCGCGACTCAGGTGTATCGATGCCATGTGACCGGCACCGCTGCTTAGTCTTTGTGATGCCGAACCCCATAGGGATATCGATATCAATCGTGTCACCATCGATGACCCGGACCACCTTCGCTTTGAAGATGTACTCCTGCTTGATGTTCTTCTTGTTAGTTAGTTTCATACTATGGCCTCTCTATTCTGTTGTCGTTTTTGCCGTGATACCGCTCGACATCATCCGTCTTGGGCATGAACCTACCCCTGGAATCCCGTGGTTGCTCGTCCTTATCTGCTTCAAGGTCTGCCTGATCTTCTCTAAACTCTTTGAGTTCAGTCAGCATCCTGTCAAACCCCTGCCTGTTACGCCAAAATGTTTGATACATTCCTGCCGCCCAGTTTTTAAACTGTGTAAATATATTCATCGTGCTTTTCTCCTTTGTTAAATAAATATTTTATGAGGTGTGCTAATGCTTAACCATATTCATAAGTTGTTGAAAGCTAAAAGGTGCGGCAGGATATCTTTGAGATGATTGCCTGCCTTGATACTTGGGATTTAAAGCGTGAATGTATAAGCTTTCCAGTACATCTAATTGATGTTTTTCGCAAGGGATGTAAGCGTAACGATCAAATACCTTTACATTGACAGCATACTTGTTGTTTGCATGATCTCTTACTCTTGTGTCTACAGACACAGACTGACCAACGTATACCACTTGATCGTCTTGAATTAAAAAGTAAACACCACACTTTGATTTGAACGGCGCAGAATTAGCAACAATCTCACTAACATCCAACATGTATTTACCCGTCAACGTATCGCTTAATAAGTTCATCTTAATTTCATGAGATGCCTTTGACTTTAAGTCTTGAACTTCTTTTTCTAACTTTGATCGAGCATTAGATAGATTAAGTAAGGCTTCTTTTTCAAGCGCCACACCTGTTTTATTTATCTCCATGCACTCTGCTCTGGCACGGGCTATCACATCCAAAGCCCTGTAAAACTTACTTCCATTGTGAATGCTATGTCTTATAGGATTGCCAGACCTTTCCGCTTTTGCTATGTAGCTTAATGCCTGCAAACCTCCAACTGTAAACCATTTATTCATTGTTCCTAGAGACACCCATGAACGTCTATGTTCTTTCGGTACATAAGAGGGCCAACGATCCATCACTCTATCTCCCATGGTTTTTGTGCGGTTGATTCCGCGAGGTAGTGCCACATCGCTTGGCCTGGGATGCTGAATGTCAGCACTTTATGACCTAGGTTTCCTTGCACATAACTGACTGCGCTCCGACAAGCTTTCTGTCCGTTAGCTTTGTTGTGTCTA